AGCGTGGGTATTGTCTGGGGTGTTAGAGACGTCAAGCGCCTTGCCCTCGACTGGAACGAATTGGGACTAAGTGACACATTCGGTCAATACGAGACGCGCATCTGTGGTGCTTACAAGGTGCACCCGATTATTGCAGGGACGCATATGGGGCTGTCTTCAGCCACCTACAGCAATTTTGAACAGGCAAGCAAGGATTTCACCAACATGGTGCGTGTTCCCTTCTGGAATATGATAGCAGACCAGATCAACGCACAGCTTTCTATCCCTGAATATGGCGTGCAACTTGGTTTCGACCTCTCGACAGTGCAGGCCCTAGCTGGTGAGACCATCGCCATGGAGGCGGTATCTACTGACAACGACAGCGACGTAGACGATGATTCAGACGTCGACGATTCACCGGAGACACTAAGCCTCGGAGGTGGCGTGTCTTTGGACAAATACTTTCACAAAAACTACAGCGTTACCGTAGGCCCCGAAACGAAAGCCTGGCTGCACCATCCAGACTCACAGGTTTACGCCAAAGCATACGACGATCTGCTGAACAAGCAATCCGAGAATATCGCTAAGGAGTGGGGGCGTGTGCTCGATGATCTCTACGACACCATCACGGCTGACGTTAAGGCGCTCCGCATCGAGACCAAGATAGACGACCAATTCAGCCTAGATGTCTGGGAAAAGAAATTCGTCGACGGTACCGAGGACAGCCGAGCCGAGCTCACTGAGATTGTGCTGGCATTGGCACAAGAAGAGGTTGACGCTGAGGGCGAGTTCACACGGGGCCGTGAGGCTGGTATAACAGAAAGCGCCAATAAGATAGCGGATTCCGTAGGCACCATCAGAACCGACATCCAGACGTTGCTACGACAGAACGCAGGCGTTGGTGAGGAGGAACTGGCAAGGCTTTTGAAGGAAAAATTTTCTGACCTGAAGGTATCACGTGCCAACGCCATCGCTCGCACTACAGCCACAGCCACAACGGGCACGGTGCAGAAATCCGTGTGGGATGAGTTGGGCGGGATCAAAAGGTCATGGGTGGCCTTGTCAGGGGCACGTGATGAGCATATGGCAGCACACGATCAACTTGAAGGGGAAAAGGCAGGGCCTGGGCTTTTCTTGGTAGGTGGTGAAACAACACCTTACCCAGCAGGCGATGGACTATCGGCATGGAACGCCGTCAACTGCCGATGCTTCACACGTGCACGGCAAGCCTAACTTGTGGATAATTAAACAACAGCATAACCCAAATTCGTATGGTATGGGGAACACACCATGAAAATTGAACGTAAGACTTTCGAATTTCAAGCTAAGGCAGAAGGTGACAGTGGCGTAATCGAGGCCATTGTCTCCGTGTTTAACAACGTCGACAGCTACGGCGACCGTGTGAAATACGGTTTCTTCGACGACTCGCTGAAGACCAAACTGCCAAAGGGCGTCTGGGCTCACGATTGGAAGACACCAGTGGCGAAGACATTAGAAGCACGTGAGCTAATGCCAGGCGACGCCATGCTACCTGATAGCTTGAAAGACCTTGGTGGCCTGTATATCAGGGGCCAGTTCAACATGAACACACAGCGAGGACGTGAGACCTACTCCGACATCAAGGAAGGTATCATCGACGAGTTCTCGATCGGTTATTCTGTAGTCGAAGAAACATTTGCACAGGATGGAGCACGTGAACTGGTAAAGGGCAAACTTTACGAGTGGTCACCCGTGCTCTTCGGTGCTAACTCACAGACGGCACTTATTAGCGCTAAGGGACTTAACGATGACTTGGAAGACGTTGGAGCTGACGTCGGCCGTATCATCACAAGGTTGAACGAACGCGCAGAAATTAGGCAAAAGGAAGGGCGCACGCTATCGTCGGCTAACGTGGCACGCTTGACCGAATTGATGGACACACTGACTGCAGCGGTGGGCAATATCAAAATGCTTATCGAGGCGGCACAACCGGTTTCCGCAAAGGCTGCCATGGAAATGGAAGCCCTGCGGGCATTAGTAAACAAGAGGAAACAATCATGAATTTGCAACAGATCAACGACGCCATCAGCGCGAAGTCTGCAGAGCTTGAAACGCTCCTTGCTAAGACAGAGCCAACGATGGACGAAGTAAAGTCTGCACAGACATTGAACGCTGAAATCGACGCGCTCAATGAGCAGGCTAACGAAGTAAAGTCGTTCGAAGCTATCAAGGCCAAGAACGCACAACGCCAGACGGAAGTGAAGACAGCAGTGAACAAGCTGCCAAAGTCTAATGACATCAAGGTTGGCGAATCATCAGCAAAGGCAAACATGCCAGATGCTGAGTACAAGGCATATGTAACAGGCTTGTTTGTAGGTGGTCTCTCTAATGAGACAGCACGTCAAAAGTACGCCGAAGTAACAGGTGTTGAGTACAAGTCACACACACAAGGCAACGACGCCACAGGCGGTATCTTCGTTCCTACGGAGACATCAAGCCTTATCGTCAACCTGAAGGACACATACAGTTCATTCCGTCGCAACACACGTGTTGAGCCTATGGGCTCCGAATCCATTCGGATCTTTCGCACAGGCGATGACGTGACGGCATACTGGGGTTCTGAGCAGGGAACGCTGTCATCATCTGACATGACATTCGACGCTGTAACGTTGAATGCCAAGAAGATGTATGCTCTCGCTGTTCTCTCCGAAGAACTCGTAATGAACAGCACACAGAATCTTGGCCTTCGCTTTGCAGAATCGGTTGCACGCCAGTTCGCAAAGAAGGAAGACGAAGCTGGTTTCTTGGGTGACGGCACGTCTACATACGGCGGTGTTCTCGGTCTTGCTGGCAAGCTCCGCAAGGTTCTCGAGGATGGCGGCGGAACATGGACGAACGACACACACAAGGGATACCTTGGTTCAGCACAGGTATGCGCTGGCAACACCTTCGCAGAGGTAACAATGGGCAACCTCATCGCTGGTATGCGTAAGGTTCCATCTTATGCCCTGACAGGTGCTAAGTGGTATTTTAACAAGGTAGCATTCGGTGAAACAGCCGAACGCCTAGCATACGCACAAGGCGGTTCAACAGCTGCAGAACTTGCTGGCTCATTTGGTCAACGCCTGTTCGGCTATCCTGTCGAGTTCGTCGACGTGATGCCATCAGCAGATGCTAACAGCCAGGTGTTCGCTTACTTCGGTAACCTCACACAGGCTGCAACTCTTGGCGATCGCATGGCAACATCGATCAAGCAAGACGCAAGCAAGGGCTTTGACACAGACACAATCTATGTTAAGGCAACACAGTACCTCGACATCAAGGTGCACGAAATGGGCAACTACAACGCTACAGCAGCATCACGTACAACAGGCCCTGTTGTTGGTTTCGTAACTATTAACTCATAAGGTGACAACATGAACGCACTACAAAATGTGAAGGTTGTCAACGTTACGCCACCAGCTGCAATCGTTGACAATGCATCGTTTACAACTAACAGCATCGACACGGCCGGCTTTGGTAAGCTAGCGGTTTACTTCAGCCTTGGGGCTACTGACATCGCAATGTCAGCCCTCAAGCTGCAGGAGTCAGATGTAGATTCAAGCTATGCTGACATCACAGGCTGTGTTTACGGCGCATCGGGTTCTCCGGCACTGCCAACAGCTAACGATGACAACAAGGTTTTCGGGTTCTTCGTGAATCTCGCAGGTCGCAAGCGTTATATCGACGTTGTTGCAACAGCTGGCGACGGATCGACTGGTACCTTCGGATCGTGCATCGCTGTTCTCTACAACGGCGAAGGCATCAACGATGCTACCGAGCGTGGCCTCGCTGCTAACATCATCAAGGACTAACTAACAGAGTTGTTCTGACGACTGGGCCCACGGGCCCAGTGGTGAGCACAGCAAAGGTTTTCAATGGTCATACTATCATCATCAGGTGCACGTGTTGATTTAGAGCTCCGTCAGGGGGCGGCCTTTGCACGTACCTTTACACATAAGACGAACGGGGTGGTGACCAACATAATTGGTTACACCTTCTCTGGCCAGATTAGGACTATCGACAACGTGCTGGCTGCAACGTTTACTATCACGACAGTAAACGCTTCGCAAGGTACTTTTTCGGTAGCATTAAGTGCAGCGAGTACCTCATCGCTGACGGTGGGCGAGGTGTATGTCTGGGATTTGGAACAGACGGTCTCAAGTTCAACGAATGAACTACTCCGTGGCTATGTGACGGTTCTCGGTGAGGTAACCCAGTGAGTTACACCATCAACGTTAATCAAGACACGCTCCGTGTCAACGTAGATCAGACGAACATTACGCTGGACATCGCCAGTGGCGGGCTGGTTCCTATCTCTGATGACATCACATTGGTAGCTGGTGAGAATCTGTCTGCACTTCGTGCTGTGACGTCTAACTCATCAGGGCAGGCCGTATACGCTAGCAACGACACCCTTGCAAATGCACAGGTCGTGGGCATCACCAACGGAGCGGTTACATCTGGGGCGAACGCAACTATCAAGATCTCGGGCATCCTGACAGACGCCAACTGGACCTGGACAAAAGGGACGGTTTACCTGGGCACCAACGGAACACTAACACAGACAGTACCAACAAACGGCGCTATCGTCGTTCACGTAGGTAAGGCTTTAACATCCACGCAACTAATCATCGACATAGACACAATCATTCAAACGGTGTAACATGGCAGAAAAGTATATCAAGAATAACAGCGGCCAGCTCGCAGAAGTTGAAGCTACCGTATCATCATCAGGCGCAACGGAAGCGGGCAAAATCATAGCTCTCGACGGATCGGGCAAGCTGGACAATTCGGTATTGCCAACAGGTATTGGGGCCACTGTTAAGGTTGCGGCAACAACCGAGAACCTATCGGCTGGCAACC